CGCGCTCCTAAACTAGGAGTTAGTGAAGGTGTAGATCGATACCCGTTTGTAGCCGCTCGAACCCGGAAATACATTCACGTGTTCTGGCGAGTCTACTATCGGCCCGTGACCCCGAAAAAATCGGTCACTCGCACTCTTTTCCTCGGAGGTGTTACCCCCCAAGTACACACAGTAAGCCGGCAAGACAGCGTCACCGTCAACAGACGGACGACGATCTATACGCGATTTCCGCTTATAGGTCTCGAACAGGAACCCTGCATACCCGATTTCCCTTTTATGGGGGAGTGGTGTCCAGTCACCGATAAGGTGGCCGTCTCCATATCCATCGGGTCCATAGATTCGCATGTCCTCTGGGATGCAGTTAAGCACCCTGGAAGCCATATCGTCTCTATGATTACGCTTGTAGAAATTATGCAGCGTAAACAAGGTCTCTCCACTTACCAGTTTTTTCTGGTAATATGGTCTGATATCAATACCCCTGTAATAGTCCGTTCCGCAACTTTCTCGGAACTCACCCGTGTAATACGACTTCTCTAAGTTAAGAGAAAAGCCGCATGCAGTTAGTACGCGATGAATAAGAGGTACGCGATGCGTTGGACAGATAATATCGTCCCCGTATATCGATACAACTTCATCATCACTGCAACACGCCTTGGTAAGAGCCCAAAACAAAAGGGATTCCAAAGGGAAGGTGAAGCCATTACCCATGGCTAAACTTTTGAAGGTGGAAGTACTCACCCTTATAAGTTACACTTGAGGTGCGAAACCTGTCTAAAAAACAGGCCCAATCGAACGGAAGAAGGTGAAAAACCAACTCCCGCGAGATTGTATCGCTGGCTGAACTAAGGTCCAGAGTTGCTAAAGCTCCGGTTAATGACCCTTCTCGGGCCAGCCTCTGATTTCGAGACTGGTCTTTGAGGTCAACACCAAATGCTAGCAGACGTTCCGCAATAAATCCGCCGATTCCGAGTTGTACCATCCCATTTAGGGACGGCTCGGTCACGACAGTACGGTGGGTCTTTGCATTTTTAGGGACGAAACCTAGTTTTCCAGGCTCAACAACAACCTGTACCAGGGCAGGAAACTCATAATCATCCGGAGGTAAACCACTAAGACAATTAGAATAACCAGGCATCTCTTCTAGCACTGTTCTTACGTGCAAGGCGAGATTTTCGCTACAAGAAGGCGTCGTGCTCAGCTTCTCTCGAGCCGATGCCGAACGCCTTTTAGTGCGTGTTGTGGCTCCAGGGCCGAAACGCAATCTGAGCGAACTAAGCTCAGGAACGTCGCCTAAGACCCTTTGGATGTTTTTGCTGGCTTGGTAAAGTACCGAGTCAACCCCGCGGAGAAGTGAAATTCTACCGCGGCCCCAAAGGTCCAAGACTTCGTTTGTCTCACGACATTGCTTTTCAGATTCCACGAACTTGTCGTATGCAACTGCCTCTTTGTCGATGCCGACATCCACGTACTCGCTCTTGCTAAAGAACGCAATAGCTTGTCGCGTGGCGGAAAGCTCCCGAACACTGCGGTTAGTTTCATACTTGACCTCGTAATTGATTATTTCAGACAAAGTCTGAGAGTAGTCAGAGCCGGTATCAAGGCAGATCGAGAGATCTGCCAAAAGTCCCGACAATACTTGGTCATTTGACTCGTTTGCATGGTGGATAGCGAAATCTGTTAAGATTCGCAGGGACTCCCTTTCGGGAAGTTCCGCCGTCCACGAGCTTAGTTGGCCCATTATCAATCCTTTCTATAAAAAGTTAGGACATCGTGGAGTCTGCGGTCCGGGAAAATCCCGGATTGCGCACGTTATGCGGGCATTATCAGCAGATCAAACATCTCTGCGACAGGCCCAGTCACAACGGCAGCAACGGAGGTAGCAACCCCGTTCATCACATTATTAGAGAGCTGGCGAACAAGCCGGCGCTCGGTAATAGTGCAACGTTCGGAGAAGTAGCCCGTTGAGCTGACGACGTTTACATACGCGACTTTTGAAGGCGCGGTGTAACCGGAAGAGTTTTGCCCTGTAATAGTTTCTTGAACAGGGATCTCCACCCGGGAATTAACACGGTACTGCCCGTTTTTCTGCCGTTGCAAAGACATGAAAATCTTGCCTTGAGCAACGTCAGCGAGAGCGGGGTTAGCCTCTTTCCAGTTCGCGAGGATCGTACCATCCGTAGAACGGACGACACTTCCTGCCTTAAAGGTATGGGAGACGGGTGTGGCGGCGCCATCAAAGGCGACGATGTCTGCGATAGCTGACATTAAAACTCCATGCATGTTTACGCTGTGAAGCGCACCCCCACCAAGGGGGATTTACCATCCGGGCAAATGCCCGGGGAGGCTGGATGACTTAATCCAGAAGGACGAAATCATCCTGTAGGAACCGGTTTACCTTATATACCGGGCGTTAGCACTACCGTAAGGTTGGTGCTATGCGAGGGTGGTTAATTTCCTCGGCTGGGTAAATTACCAAAACTTGTAATCGTTTTGTTCTTTACCCCTACTAGGAGAGCTATAGCATTCGCAGCATGTATCCAAGTCGCTACCTTGTTTAGAGGTTTAAACTCGGGCGGCGGAACCGTCAAAGTGGTTGATACTGTTCTGTTCAGAACAGCATATTTGCCACTATTGTTGGTATTGCTCCGTATAGCGTCCCAGGTAGACGTCTGAGTCCCGTTTAACACGGGTTTGGACGCCGACCCCACCATGTAAGAAGTAGTTACGAAAGTTCCGACCAAGGAACTAACATCACCACGAGCATGGAGGTAATCACCGATTGGGATCGCCCAGTCAACAACGAATGACCAGGGAAGTAATTCCCACGCGAGATTAAGGGGGTTATTTAACCCGAGTTTGTATATATTACTCGGATTCTCCTTAAAGTAGCCGATGATACGATAGTACTCACCGGCGTTCCAACTGGACCACGAAGTAGCTGTTGTGCCTGTCCCGCTTGTAGCGGGCGGAAGCATAGGCCAACGACGTTGTACAGAAGTCTTAAAGATAAACGGATCTTGGAGTAAGTTGGATAGGAATTGACCTGAGTCGTAGATGTCCTGAACAAGGGGCATCCATCCATATCTTAACTCTAACCACGCTTGGGACATCGCTAACTGTGTTTTCACAGGGCGATTTTTGGGTCCCACTGACTTACCAGTCAATAGCGCGGCGGCTTCAGTCATGCGGCCTTTCCGTACAGCTAGTAAAGCATTAGCAATACGTACAGATGCATTCGTGATGGTTCGAAGACTTTGAAAGCCTGTGCCTAAGAAGACAGAGGCATCAAAATCGGAACCCCCTCTTAGCTTATTAGCTAATTCTTTAACCATTGAAATCGTTACATTTGCTGTAACGACAGATGGTGGGAATAGTAACTGAGCAGATCGAAATCCGATCCACCCAGTAGCTGGAGGGAACCCTCGTTGATGTAACTCGTAAATGGGTTGAACATTTTCCACTCTACTCATCGAGTACGGATGGGGGTCTTTTTTCTTCGCGCGAGCACTTTTCCGCGGGTAAACAAGCACCCACTTCTTTCGCTGTACGCGTCGTTGAATTCCCTTCTTATCCCAGATATACTCCCAGTAAAACTCCCAATACCCGCCCATTGGTTTCACCTTTTTTTGCTTAGGTGAGTCGGAGCCATTCCACGTCTTCGTAAAGAAGAAGTCTGTGGCGCCATTGCCAATTGTGCGAGTACCGGTTGTCATGGGAAGAACCTAGGTAAGAATTGTCGTAGAGTTCCTTAAAAGACCAAGGAGCGGCATCAAAATGAATGCGCCGGGTGAACAAATCCCGGCCGAACACTAGTTCCTAAGGAAAGCCGCTGCCCAACGAAATGCTAGCCTTTCAGCTAATCGTTGGGCCTTGCTGACCCTGAAAATCAGGGACTTCAAGAGCGACGCGATATGGAAAAATACCCACATCGCAAACCAAGGACCAAGTGACGCAAGACCATGATATTCCAGCAGAAACCACAACTGCAGCGACGATAAGCGTTTTA